GTGTTATCTTTTACGTAATCTTCTGCGGCTTTGTGTAACTCCTTACCGTAGCGGATTTGTTCAGTGGGTTTCTGTACGTAATTCTTTAACACCCGTACTTCGTGATAACGCCTTGCACACCCTTCAAAGTCTTTGAGTGCTGAGTGGGACCATGCTTTCATTAGAACCTCGCGGATGTAGTTACTTGGTGTAGCAGCTCAGCAAACTCTTGTACAAACTTCTCGTCGTTATTAAGTTTGGGTTTGATGTCGTGCAGGATTGCATGAACAACCTCATGCCAGAACACAACGGCTTGCTCTGACTTTGGCACGGTACGTTGTGGTGTTTTTGTATTGACGTGGATGGTGCTGTTTGTGTAGGAAATAGAACCAAGGGTGTACTGCTCTTTTGATACATCGTTAATAACTGTGTACTTTTTATCGTTGACGGTTATTGATTTGGGTAGCTTCATTTCGCCTCTCCGTATCGTTTTGCTGAACTAACTTCTGCTGCCAGAGGTAACCCCGGCATGTACTTCGGTACAACGGTCATCTGCTCCAAGACCCACTGCTCTGCCTCTTGGACATAGGCATCTGGCACGATGACTACTTCTTCATCGTGCACGGTTAAACACACTGAGTACCTCTTTTGAGTTCTCAGCATCCCATCGGTCATCACAATACGAGCTAGCGCCTGAACGATGTTTTCGGTCAGCTTCCCGCCATACAGCTTAGTCTCGTCGGGGCCATAAACCACCCCTTTCTCTTTCGAGATTCGGATGTCAGGATAGCGCAGCTTCATACCGTTTGGCAAGAGGATTTGTTCCTTGCTGAAGTGCAGTCCTTTATATGAAAAGTCTTTGCCCTTCAACAAACACTCATCAATAGCTGACTGACAGAACGCCCAGAAGTCCTTCACCAACTGCGCCGCATGACGGTACTTGTCGATGATCGCCTTGGCAGCTAGTGCATGAACGAACAACTCCTCGTCGGTACAGGTGTGCGGTATCTTCTCCAGCCGAGCTATTGCTTCTTTGTCTTGCAGGAAGTTGTGCGCAGTGACTGCGGTTACACCAACTTGTTTAGCAAACGCTTTGTCGTACCGCATGGGTGGTGCGCCGAGGAATCCTGTCAACAACTGCGCAGCAAATGACGACCACCCCATACCGTAACCAGCGCCCAGCAGTGCTGACTTGGCAGACTGTCGTAGCTCAGGGTGACTTTCCTTGGACAGGTTGGGTATGCCGAACATCTGTGCACCGAACGCAGCGTATGCGTCCTGCCCACTCCTGAAGATGTTTAGCAGTTCTTCGTATCCGGCGATCCATGCAAGGACTCGGGGTTCGATTTGGGAGAGGTCGCAGACGACGAAGCTGTGACCTTCTGGAGCCAGAATGGAACGACGTAAGAAAGACCCACGTTTGAGATTTTGGAGATTGAGCCCTGAACCTCTACTGGCTGACCATCGCCCCGTATGAGCCCCGTAGTAATTAAGGGGAACGGGCAGTGTGCCTCTCGATGCAATATCAACGAATCGCTGTGCACGGGTTCTTTCAAGCGTTGATTTAACTCTGAGCCTTGCTTCGCACAGCAGGGCAAGTTCCTCGTTATCACCGTTGAGCATAGCCTGGAACAGTGCGTCGTTCTTAGCAAAAGCATAAGCTGGTCTGCCCGTGGTCTTACTGATCTTCGTTGGTGGCTCCACTCCCAATCCACGGAGAAGATCTGCAAATCGATCACTACTCGCCAGTGCGCTGTCATCCACACCGAGTCGTCCCAATAGTTCTCCACGTCTGCGCTCCTCGTCAGTGATAGCTTCTTTCAGTAACTCCACGTCCAACATCAGCCGAGGCTGCGTGAACATCTTCAGCGTCATGTCAATCAGCTTGAGTTCCTTGGCAGGGTATCCCTCAACCAAACGGCTGAACACCTCCTCACACAGGAACGTGTCATGCGCACAATACTCAGCAAGTTCTTTCTCAATCTCAGGCGTCAGTTCCTCCAGCCCATCCGTGCTATGTACAGCCTGACCTTTAGGTGGCAGACCAAACTCCTGCGCCAGCTTAGCCAGACTGTTACCCACCTCCACACCGCGCAGTGCCCGTGCCATAGACAGCGAGTCAAAAATCAGCGCAGGTTGTGCCCCATACCGCCATGACAGGATCGCCACATCAAACTGCGCGTTGTGCGCCAGCACCGCTGTGTTCGCCCAATCAACCGATGCTACGAACTCAGGAATATCTTTGTGAGAAATCCATACAGGCTCACCGTCTGAGCCAAGCTCTTTAACGCACAGCCCGAAAGCTTTGAACCGCTCGTCCCTGATGTACTGCTCAGTGGTCAGCTTGCTGAGCGTGTAGTCCTTTCTGTCCCAACGTGTTTCAAAATCAACAACGAGTGTTCTCATTGCAACGTCCTGTCAGGACGCATGTCTTCTTTGAAGTGTTTCTGCACATTCGCCAGTGCTTCCAAGGTAAGGTTGACGATGTCCTCCATGTCAGCGTTCAGCCCCATCATGTGCAGCTTCCCTGATTCAGGCTCGACCATGATCATGACCCCAACAAGTTCTCTCTTAACCGCACGAGCTAAGAGTTCCTGTGCTGCGTCATTCGCATCCGATTGCGTTAATAAGTCCATCTACGTTCTCCTCGTTAATAACAACTGCTACCCCACCCGCTGCCCTAATACGCGCAATGTGCGCGTCTTGTAGGGGTGTGGTCTTATTCTTCCCTGCTTTGCACTCGATGGCAATGAAGCGTCCATTGTGGCAGCAGATGATGTCAGGTATGCCTGACGCACCGTAACCACCTGTTACAGGGAAGAAGTAATACATCCCGTACTGCTTAAGGATCTTAACGACTTTGTCCTTGACCTTGCCTTCTGGTGTTCTCAAAATGGCGCCTCCTCAATATCTTGTAAGGCATGAGTCTTATCACGCTTAACAACTTGCATCTGATTGCGTGGCAGGAATACATAGTGCGGGAAAGGCCAGCCGTTGGTAGCAGGTACGCGCAAACACACGAACCCATCCTCATCCACCTTAACAACGTAGCCAATCTCGCCCGTCGATTTGATCTTTACTTTTGTATCAGGATTCATTTGTCCTTCTCCTTCTTGGGATTAATCGCAGTCTTAGCTGCCTTGGAAGCGGGCCACAAAACTGCGCGTTGATCAATGGTGAAGTCCATCCCACCATGACGCATGGCGTGTAGCAACCTTGGAGTCAGCGCTGTGAATTGTTTGGGTGCTGGCTCATCAGGGCAAATCGTGAAGGTGTAAGGTAATTTAGCCATTGTTCTTCTCCTTCCATGCTGCTTGGAACCCTCTGAGCCAAGCCTTCTCCCAAGCGATACACCACAGATCGTATGAGCCATCGAGCGGAAACTTAAAATCTTCTTTGCCTTTCATCATAGCTTTAACATCTCGTCGCTTGACGAATGCTTCCCAAGCTTTGTCTCTGTCAGGATTACTAATGGGTACGTCATCAAACAATCCTTTCCTACCACCTTTAGCTTTTTGAAACTTGTTGTGATCACCACTCATGACTTACTCCTTGCTCGTATGGCGGCGGCGCAGTCCTTGGCCTCATGGTTGTAAAAGGTTTCACACACTTTCGCACATGCCTCACGCTCGGCAGCGGCGACAAGGGCTGCGAAGCGGGCAAGCTCTTCGTGAGTGCAAACAACATCGGTCAGCATTCCCTGCATCCCAGCCTCCCGCGCCATTTTGATAATGTCTTCTTGGTTCATGTATTCCCCCTTGCCCGTATGGCTGAAGCTGCCAACTTCATAATGTCAGATGCGTACTCAGGGTGTACAGACAGCACGTCACACACCTTCGCACATGCCTCACGCTCGGCAGCAGCGCCGCGTTCCTCAGCTTGCACAATGATGTGTCGGATTCGCTCAAACATTTCCTGTTGTTTGACAGCGGCGACAATGGCGGCGAAGTGTTGGATGCGTGTATCAAACTCAGCATGATGGGCGTCCCATCCAGCCTCACGCGCCATGCGGATGATGTCTTCTCTAGTCATCATTGGCCACCTTTCTAAGCAGCTCAACTAACTGTTCAAGCGTGTCAAGGCTGTAGCTACCAGCGGTCAGGTACACCACCGTCTTAGTGGTTGGCTCTCGCCAAGCTTCGTCTTGGCACCTTTTCCATGTGTCGGCAATCCACTGTCGCGTTTGCTCTAGCGTCATGGCGCTTGTTGCTACGGGCAGAGGCTCTCCGTCTGCCGGTGTCTTTGCGTTTTTGTTTTCAGCCATTGTTTTTCTCCTTCAGCTTGGCTTCCACCGCCGAAACCCCGACGAAGCCAAGACCTCTAAAACGCTCTCTTTCCTCATCCGTCAGCCCGACCCATGTGCGCTGTGGTGGTGCGGTGAAAAGGGGTATGTCGCAATGGCTAGTACCCAATTTGCCCTTGGCTTTGGCCGGAATAATCTCTACGTCGTCATCATCAAAATCAAGGTTATTTGCCCAAGCCACAGGCTCTCGTTTTTCCTCCAGTGCTTTTTCCAGCGCGGTGATAACTTCGGCTAGTGTCTGGTCGAAATAAACGTGATCCGCAATTTCGTTCAACATATCAAGTGCTTGCTGCATAACTTCTTTGCTCATTTATCCACCTCCAATAACATCTTCTTCATACGCTCGACTAACCAGAGCACGGTGCCACCATCAGCATAGGTTGAGGCAAAATATTCTTCTCCGTCTGTTGTCCAACCCATGATGACGACCCCTTCCAGAGTCTCTTTCGCTGCATCAAGCACCCTGTCTACGGGTAAATCTAGTTTCGTTATCCCCGTAAACTTAATGACCTTGCTCATGCTCTATCTCCTTCTCTACCTCTCCAAGTGTCATTGCCTTTGGTACGCTGCTCGTACACTTCCATCAGCAGTTCTGCTGCCTCTTTGATCTTGAACTTCTCTGTTGTGCAGTAATCTGGCAAGCCCTCGGAATAGCCCTCAAGCCATGCGGCAAGCATGGCGAACTTATAGTCAGGACTCATTCTTTTCCCCGTTCAGTATCCGTGCAATCTCACGGTCGATATACCACCGTGCTTTGCGTAGGTCTTCGACCTCCTTGCCTTTGTCCGCACTGCGCCAGATATATTTAATAGCGTTACCTTTATTGAAATTAAAGTGCTCGGTAATCTCAATAGCCTCCACCCCTGACGGGTGGTTCGTGTAATGCTTGGGGTGATTGACGTTGTCATTCATCTTCAACTCCTTGTGTAAGAATGTCATAGGTCGATGCAATACCTTCCAAGAAATCTTCTCTTGATACATTGGCTTGTAGCGCAATCTGCGTAAAAAACTTACCGACCGTAACAAGTATCATTCGGTCAGGTATCTTGTGCATGGCACAAGCTTCACGCAATGCTCTGTAAAGTATTTTTTCAAAGTCCTGCCCTTGCGATATGTACTTCTCTATAAGTTCTTCAGAAATCTGTTCCTCTTTCATACCTTGTACCCCTTTCTAATTTGCATAATGGCTTCAGCGACTAACGCTTGGGCTTCACGCACGATGCTATGTCTGCCTCTGATCACACCGAGCATGAAGCCAACCAAGAACCCAAACCCCCATATCAAAGTGCCTTCCATCCCTTCACCTCATTTGTCCAAGATCTTGCCCATAACTGCATCGTCGTAAGACGTGCTCGCATATCGTTCATCTGTGTCG